GCCAGTCTCATTGTTGAGTGTACCTGCTGGTACCTTGGTAGCAGCATCTAGCAGTATCTTGGGTGCACTCATTAGACGCATAGCTTGCTGAATAGAGTAAAGAGTTCTGTTCATCTCTACTTGAAGACCTACTAGTTGGTCAGCTAGACCATCTGCCCAGAAGCCAAGAGGAAGCTGTGTGTACTTGATGAATACAAAAGGAAAGTCTTTGCGTTTATAGTCTTCCAGTAGTAAGGTAGCACCGTCTATACAGATACAATGCTTACCGTCTGTCTTCTCTTTATTGCTTGGTAGTCTCCAGGATTCAACTATTAGGATTAGATCTTGTAGGTTATAGACGCCTGCTGTAGGTGCTGCACTAGGTGCCTTCTTTATAGCTTCAACATGATCCGGATAAAGGCCAGCACATACCTTCCTGTCAATATAACTATACTGATACATGGTTCTTGGATTACCGGTAAAGCCTTCAAGCTCATCACATTTAATCTGTTCCACAAAGACTCTCTCAAACTTACATGCTCCGTCTTCTTCATAGACCTTTATAGCTCCTGTACCAAGGATAAGACAATCTAGCAACGTTCTACGTGTTACTTCTTCTATCTCTGCTGCATGAAAGAGACCTTGCATAAACTTATCTAGCTGCTTGGCTTTCTTCTGTGCATAGTAGTCACCACCCTTAGTAAGGAAAGTAGGCTTGATCTTTTGCTTGGCTATCTTAGCAACTAATGTATCTATGCAACTTTGCACTACATTGTAGGTTACTCTAGATGGAAAACCTAGGTTAGTGTTCATACCAGTGCTTCTGAGATAGTTGAAAGGTGTAAGACCCATAACATCTAGATTACCATAGAGTCTTACGTTACGTAAGTTCTTTTGGCTCATGTAGGTTTGATTCTGATCTAGGAAGCGTAACTGCTCTACAGCGTAGATATGGACTTTGCTTTCGTCCTCTATGTTCCACCAAAAGGTGGCTGGATGTCCAGCAGTTATGGTTGTATCAAACATTAATGCCTCCTTGAGTGAATCCTTTTTACACTATGGCTGTAGTTGTATCTTTTAGACCTTGGATTCACCTGGCGTACCAGTCCAGGAATTGAAGTTCCCGTAGAGTAGTTCATCTGTGGTTGGCTGACGTATCTCTTGAGTCTCTGGTATTAGATTGACCTTAAACCCTACATACTCAACGTAATTGACACCATTAGTACGGCAAAATGAGATAAGATCCTTCATTTCTTGGAGAGTTAGAGCGGGCGTTTGCAAGTCTGACATACATGTTCTCCTTGTACTTCTAGCTTCTTAGGTGTGTATCCTGGTAGATGCTTGAGTAGTTTCTCTGCTTCTGATCCTTCTAGACCTGCTACAATCTGCTCATGAGAGAAGAAATGCATCATGTAGTAGACTATCTCACTGCCTGCATCTAGACCAAAGATACGTGACTTACCATCTACTACTACGGTTACTTTGCTTCCGTCTATGTTAACTTGGTTCATTAGTTGCTCCTTCTATTTGCTTAGTCCCGCTTGTCCACCTTCTTCCAAGGTAGGTTGCTGCGTTAGCTAGGAATAGTTCTAGTACCATACTAGTACTCTTGACTACTTCCGTCATCTCTAGTCCTGCTGCAACTAGACACGCTATAAACGTAACTACTGTTAATGTCAACGTGACGCTAGGCTTTCCACTAACTGGGTCTTGTAGCCACATGGTTAACTCCTATTCTATCAGCCCTTAGAGTTATTAGAGGCTGATCTATCATCTATTAGTGCTTCTAGCACTTCAATGTCTACACATACGTCTCTTACGCCGTGCCAATCACGTATCTCTAGCTTGGCTTTTAGGTACTGCTCAAGTATTACAAGGTGTTCTTCTGGACTCATAGGTCTAGCATCCTCTCAAAGAAGTCTGGATGCATTGGATCATCTACAGGCTTCATCTCGTCTTCTAGCTTCTTGATAGCACTCTGCATCATTCTATCTTGTTCACGCTTAACCCACTCAGGGGAGCCTGGTACTATAACTGGAGCTGCTTGAGTATGAGCATATGCTTTGGATTCTCTCCAAGCATATAAAGTAGAGTCACACAAGTGGTTGGGGAACCTTGGATCTTCTATACGCTTGTCACCTTCTTGATTGTACTGCCACTGTAGGAGTTCCATCTCTTCTATTAGTGGAAGACCATCTAGTATCTGTAGCTTGCCTGTCCTTAGAGAGTCATTCATTAACTCTATGAACTCATGCTTCCTAGTCTTCTCTGCTGACTCAAAAGGTAACTGAAACCTTTGTTGTAGCTCTTCAGAGATCTTCTTTCCTAGACCACCAGCATCTATTACACACTTAACTGGATCATACTTATCCACGTAGCTTTGTACCTTGGCTGCAAGCTCACTGATAGTTAGCTTATTGCGTGACCAACAGTCTACCACGTAGGTAACTGGATCATGAGGATGATAACCTACTACAGATATGGCATCTGCATCTTCAAAACCTAAGTCTACACCTAGTACATAGATAAGGTTATCAGGTAGAGTCTTAGCAACATTCCTGTCTCTGTCTATCTTGTAGACTAGAGAGTCATTGCTTCTAACCCATAGACCACGGTTCTCTCTTTGGTGTGCTGGATCTTCTTCTGAGAGTCCTTTGCGCTTAAGCTCTTCTTGTATGATCTCTTCAGGATCTTTGCCTGACTTGAGCTTAATGAAAGGGTTGTCAAGCATAGTCCACTTATGTACAGACCAGCCTCTCATCCTACCTTTATTAAAGCAACTATCGTAGAATGCACCTGCACAGGCTGCATTTGGCGTTCCAATCATAACTACCTGCCCATTGTAGTCGTAGCTTGCAGGTACAAGTATCTCGTCTATAAGGTCTACTAGGTAGCTTCTAAAGGCTTGGGCTTCATCTATTACTGTTAGCTTTAGATGCATACCCCTGAACTTCTCTATCTCAGAGGCATCTTTGGCTCCTGATAGGTATATGGTACTGCCATTCTGGAATGTTAAGGTAAGCTCACTTGCATTCTCTGCTGCGTTTAGGTTGAACTCTCTATTGAAGCGTAAGAGTTCTTTCCATATAATACGTTTGGCACTTAGCCTGTTAAGTGTAATGTACAAGGCATTGCATCCTGCTGTATCCAATGCTGTAGTTACCAACATAGCTGCTGCTGCTACAGACTTTCCGCTTCTACGTGAGCAGTATGCTGCTTTGAACTTGCTTTTATCCTCAACAAAGTGGTGCTGCAAAGAGAATAAGCTTTTAGTAATTGCCTGTGTTGGTGCAGGCAACGTACCAAAGCGTCTTACATACTCTGCCAGGATTAGCTTACTGTCCAACTGCTTGTTCAACTACCGGCTCCTTGGTCTTCTTCCCTGACTCTTTGGCTTGCATGTAGGCAATGTTGCCTACTGGTACAAGTAAGAGTTCTTGAGCTTCGTTGGTAACATAAAGGACTAGATCCTTGTATTCCATCTTGCATTTGTGCTTGGCAGTCTCCAGGTAGGTCTCTGTTGCTCTGGACCATTGAACTGGTGTACCGAACTTAACCATTTTAATTTGCATAATTACTCCTTTGAGAATAGATAGTAGGGATCATAGATTGATTTAGCATAATGTGCTGCTAGCTTATCTGATGCCTTTGTCTTGTGTGTATAGAGTATTACCTGACTAGGTTCACACCTTATTGTATCAAGTAGAAGCCTGGCAAAGCCAAGATGCCTATATGAGTACTTGGTAAATAAGTAATGAACTACAGGTACGTCTTCTAGGTAGTCATAGAGAATGTAGCTGTGAATGAGTTCTGGATCATCTTTAGAGGATACTATTAACACACCGCACTTAGAGAGGAGGTCTGTAATAAGCTTATGATGCCTCTTGTAGAAGATAGTATTACTTAGGCTGCTCCCCCAAGGGGAGCTCTTGTAGCTCTTGAGTAGGCTGTTCATTATGAAGGGGAGATCTGTTGCTGCTCCCTCCCTCACTTGTACGTTCTGTTGAATTGTCATGTAACACTTCCTTTGCCAGTAGCTTTAATTGCTCGTCGGGTAAACTATTAAGATTAAGAACTATCTGAGCTAGCTCTTGAGACTGTTTAGACTTCAGTTGTAGCTCAACTGCTTTAAGATCTAGTTCACGGATTGATTTGAAGATACTCATTGCGTCTTTTACTAAACGCAACTCCTTCTCTAGAGTACTTCTATCTTTCCTTATGGCTCTACGTACCTTGGCTACAATTAGACTCACACACTCTTGTAGCTTCTGATTGGTTACGTTAGGATCATCTGCTTGTAGCTCTTTAGTCATATATAGAGAGCTTGTAAGGTTAGTATCCTGACGCTCCTTCTTCTTCTTCTCTAGATACTCTTTGCGGCTATTTTTGTGGAATCTAGCCAAGCATACGCTCCTTTAGCCTAAGTACTATTTTCTGTATCTTAGTACGTGAATATTTCTTACGCTTGCATAACATAGTAAGATTATTGTTCTTATTGATACTATTTAGTATCTGATCGTAGCTGTTACCTTCGGAGTATAATTTCCACACATCCTGTTCCAGAGTAGAAAGTTTTGCAAAGGTTGCTGTATGCTGAAAGCTTCTACATTGAGAGTAGAACTCTTCAGTGTCTTCCTTGTAAGAAGAAGCTATATTAGTTGTCTCACGCTTAAGGTAATGAC